CGACCCTTTATTTTTTGTTGGGTGCGTCGAGGACATCTCCCAAGCGGTTAGGTGAAACGAGACGAAACGTTTATACGAAGGTTAAGAACAATTTTTATATCTGATGTGATGCAGATTGATCAAACTTTTTAATGATGTTTTAACCGTCCTGAAAGGACAAGAACGCAACCCGAAAGGGACGCAAGAAAGGAGCCGATTATGGCGACGTATGCAGTGAAAGGAACCAGACTACAAGACCTAACCGTTCCGGTCAAATCAGTCGTATCTAACATTGGAGGGGCGGCTTCCGGGGCGGGATTAAGTCCGGCCATTTGGAGCGATTGCCCGCTTCTGGCGGTGATGAGCGACCCCGGAATGGGGTATATGGTATCCGACGATTTTATGGATTTAGGTCTTAGTGGCACATTGACCCAGATTATCTCGAATGCCGGGACTGGCAGATACCTTGTGTTTGGCGGCGCTGGAAGCACGATTGTTCCGGATGCCGCGGCTGGCGGGGGTATAACCCTAACGCTAACCGATGCGGATCAAGCAACCTCAATTACTACCAAACAGACTCCATTTCAGATTACCTCTGGTGCGGGTGATTTATGGTTTGAGGCAAGAGTTAAAACATCTACGATTACAACGAATGAACAGGCATTTTTTATCGGATTGATGGATACCACAGCCCAGAGCGCCGTTGTTCCTCTGACTGCGGCGGGAGCTATTGCCGATATTAACTGTGTCGGATTCCACAAGCCGGAAGCCAATACATCGGCATTTGACGCAAGTTACAAAGCGAACACTGTTACAGCCGTAGAAGTCAATGCGGACATCGGGGCAATGGTTGCAGCTACATATTTCAAAGTAGGTATGCGGTTTTCAACATCCAACAACCAACTGTCGTTTTATGTCAATGGCGTAAAACAGACGTCCAGCAAGACCATTCCAAATGCGACTGGCACAGATTTTCCGGCTGACGTAACGCTTGCCCCTGTGTTTGCAATACTGGCCGCAACTAATGATACCGAATCAATGACAATGGATTGGTGGAAAATTGTCCAGTTGAGGGCTTAATTATGGGCGGTGTATTTAGTAAACCAAAGATGAAGACCCCTCCGGCTCCCGAAAAGATTGAGGAGCCGGAGAAGGTTGTTGAAGACGAAGAAGAAGTCAAACGCAAACGACGGGTGGCCTTGTCCAATCGTGGCAGGGTTCAGAACCTGTTATCCGGTATTCAATCGGCGTTAAAACAAAGGCTTGGTGAATGAAGACCTTAGAGTGGTATAATCAGGCGAAAGCGGAACGGTCAAAATGGGACAGTACGTTCCAAGAGGTTGGCCGCTACGTCTGGCCCAATGCCAAGAATATCGTCAAGTCGGTCAATGTCCCCAACGAAGGCCAAGTCCTCACGGTGGACATTGCCGACTCGACGGCGATTAAGCTGTCGAACCGGATGACCGCAGGGATTGTCTCGTACCTGATGCCGGTCGGGGTCAAGTGGTTTGAGTTTAAGCCCAGAGATTACAGGCTCCGCAACGACAGGAACATCTTAACCAAGCTGTCCTCGGCCACCGAAGCCGTCCATACTTCCATCTGGCGGTCAAACTTCCTGCGTGAGATTTACACTACTGTCCGGTCGATGGTGGTCTTTGGAACAGGGTGTCTCTCGGTCGAGATGGTGGACAACGAGTTGGTCTATCGGGCGTACCACATTGCCGACATCTTCTTTGAGCTTAACTCCAAAGGCGTGATTGATGTTGTCTTTCGCCGGATGTTCTACAACGCCCGTCAGATGGAACAGGAGTTTGGCATTGACAACCTGCCCGATTCAGTGGTTCAAAACTTAAAGAACAAGGATTACGGCCAGAAGTATGAGGTCGTTCACGCCGTTTATCCCCGCAGGAACTACGACAAGCGGAAAAAGGATGCCAAAGGCAAACCATTTGTCTCTGAGTGGATCTGTGTTGAGAGCAAAACAATGCTCAAAGAGGGCGGGTTTGATTCGATGCCCTATAAGATTGGCCGGTTTGAATTATCCCCTGACGAGATTATGGGGCGGTCGCCTGCGATTGAGCTGCTTCCCGATATTAAGATGCTCAATGATATGCGGTACACCTTTGTTGAATCGTCTGAAAAGGCCAGCAATCCGCCGATTATCATTGAGGATGACGGGGTGGTTTCACAACCTGCTACCGAGCCGGGCGACGTTATTGTTGAGCGGCAAGGGGCGGAAGACCCGCACCCCTTGCAGACGGGGGCGAACCCCCAACTGACTGCCGAGGTTATTATGCAGGAGAGGCAGGGATTGTCCGAAGGGTTTGCCAATGACCTGTTTCAGTCGCTTGCCAATTACCGGAATATGACGGCCACCGAGGTCGAGGGCAGGCGTGAAGAAAAGATGGTGATGATTGCCCCGACCATTACGGGTCTTCAAAAGGAATTGCTTGACCCGCTGATTATCCGCACCCTCCATCTTTTGGAAGAGGGTGGCGAGATCGAGAAGTTAGATGTTGATGTGGACGTTACCTATCAGGGACGGTTGGCATTGGCGATGAGCAATATGCAGACCAATGCGATTGAGTTGTGGGTGGCCAAATGGTCGCCGTATCAGCAGTTCTTCCCAGTCTTGGATAATGTCAATATCGATGAAGGCGCAGCGACGAGTGCCTTGAATATGGGCGTACCGGCACACCTGATTCGGTCAGAAGATGAAGTATCAGAAGTGCGGGAAAAGACACAGCAGGCACAAGAAGCGAAGCAGTCCGCTGAACTGATGGAAACAGGGTCAAAGGCTATCCGCAACTTGCAGGGGACACCGCTGGAAGGAATGATATGAGAGAGTCAGACATAAGACGCAAGCAGGCACAACAGCAGATTGACAATCTGTGCAATGCGTACAAGGCTGTTTTTGACAGCGATGTCGGCAAGAAGGTCTATGAAGACCTAAGACTGTTTTGCGGGCAGGATTCGCCGAGCGTGTGCGAACAGCACCCCGACGCGTTACAGACAATGTTCAATGAAGGAAAGCGACGTGTTTTCCTGAGAATACAGGGTTTTAGCAATAGAAAGGTTACAAATGAGTGAAGCCGAAGGCGCGGATCAAGCCGCACAACCTGAGACAACTTCAAACTGGTACTCGGACGAGTACAAAGGGTTGGTCGAGGCCAAGAAGTGGGATAATCCCGACAAAGTTCTCGAAAGCTACAGACAGTTGGAATCGCATTTGGGGAAGGTTAAAAGCCAGCCGAATATCCCCGATGTGATACCGGACGATATGGTTTCTACGATTTACACCAAGTTAGGGAAACCGGAATCCGCCGACGAGTACGAATACACCAAAGGCGAGAACGTTACCATTCCGCTGGATGATGCCCTGTTAGGGGAATTCAAGCAGTTTGCCCACGGATTGAACCTGACGAAGAAGCAATTTTCAGATGTCGTCAACTTCCAAGTGGATGCTATGCAGAAAGCAATGGCCGCACAGGAAGCCGAATATAAAGCACAACAGGACACGGTTTCAGAAGCCCTCCGCCAAGAGTGGAAGGAAAACTATGAGACCAATTTCAAAGCGGCCAAATCGACCGCCGAAAAACTGGGCATACTCGAGGACTTGGAAGGGCTTGGCTTAGCCGATAATCCATCGACTATCAAGATGCTTCACAAGTTAAACGCCCAGTTATCGGAAGATACGATTAAGCCGCCGGTTAAGTCGCAGTCGCTTACCCCCGCCGAGGAACTGAAATCGTTGATGCAGTCGGAAGCGTTCAAAAACAGGATGCACCCCGACCATTCAGCAGCCCACAAGCGGTTTTTAGAGCTGCACGGTATCAAGGGATCAGCGTAAGCCCCCTGAAATGGTGGTAATCCACCCGACCATTAGAGCGTTATCTAAAGCAGCGGCCCCTAACCGGACAACCTAAGCGAAAAAACGTTAAAAATAAAACAATAACTTTTGCTTAGGAGTAGTACAATGACTACACAGTATGGGAATGTCAACGATACGTCCGGTTATTCGCAGGCGTTTGTTAGCGCGTACAAGGCCGGATATGAACATGTATTGCAAGAGATGCGGGATGTGTATGCCGGAGCCACCCGTGTTGATACGATTGAAGGCGAGAAAAAGGCGTATGACTTCTTGGGGACGATTGACCTGACCGAAAAGACCACTCGGTTCAGTGATGTTCCGGTGGAAGAACTCGACCATAACCGTCGGTGGATTGCTCCACGCTGGTTCCACAAAGCCATCTATGTCGATGACCTTGACAAGATTGCGATGCACACCGACCCGACCTCGGATTACATTCAGGCGATGGCCAAGGGTGCGATTCGTACCAAGAACGACGTAACGTATGCGGCATTTGAGGCCGAAGTTCAGGGTGGCAAGGATTGGGCGGTCAGTACTGCGGATACTTATCAATTCAATGACTCTGCCTTCTCGGTTGCTTCCGAAGGCGGGCGCACCATTGTTCACGATACGACCAACACGTTTGCCGCAGGCGGAACGTCCAGCGGGTTGACGATTGAGAAACTGATTTTGGCGCGTGAAGCCTTAACGTCTCTCAAAAACGACCCCAACCAGATGTTCTACATTGCCTGTTCGCACCGTCAGTTGTCCGACCTGTTGCGGGAAGCCGAAACGCAAAGCACCGATACCAATGTTGTTCGTTCTCTGGTTAGCGGTGTTGTGAATGAGTATATGGGCTTCCGCTTCTTGGTGGACTACAACATCACCCTCGGCTCGTCCTATAACGATGTGGATAGCGACACCTATATCTATCCCTGCTATGCCTTTGCCAAAGATGCGATATTGGTTGCACAGCACACCGCCCCTGCGTTCAAGGTGGACTGGCTGCCCGCAAAACAAGTCTGGCAGGTGTACGGCAAGATTGGTA